TTAATGAAAAACTACCAAACGAAGCGTTATCAGTTCCTGTTGAGTTTGAATACCCAGCAAGATAACCAACTGTAGTAAGTGAACCTGTAGTATTACTATATCCCGCTTGATAACCTACTGCTGTGTTATTAGATGCGGTGGTGTTTAGTATTAAAGCATCACGACCAATGGCTGTATTGTAACTACCTGTACTATTTGACTGAAGTGCTGAACGACCTACACCTGTGTTAGATGCGCCTGTTGTGTTGCTGTATAAAGTATAGTGACCTATTGCAGTAGGGCTATCTCCAGTTGTGTTTAAGTTTGCCGCTAAAGAACCAACTGCGGTAACACCTGTTGCGGTAGTATTATTTAATCCTGCTTGATAACCAATTGCGGTGTTATCAGATGCGGTGGTGCTTGATGTAAGAGCTTGTTGCCCAATTGCCACGTTATTAGAGCCAGTGGTGTTTGTTGTTAACGCATTTAATCCAACGGCTACGTTTGCAGAACCTGTTGTATTTGCAAATAACGCAGCCTGACCCAAAGCAGTTACCCCACCTGTTGTATTACTATACCCTGCCTGATAACCTACCGCTGTGTTGTATGATACTGTCGTGTTGCTATACAGAGATTGATAACCTACTGCTGTGTTAGCGCCACCAGTGTTGTTTGCTTGGAGTGAAGCATCACCAACGGCAGAATTGTAACTACCTGTGGTATTGTTTCCTAGTGGTGGATAACTTGTTCCAAAAAGACTTTGACCAACTGCGACATTCTGTACGCCTGTTGTATTTGAATACAGGGCTTGTGCGCCTATAGCCGTAACTATGCCTGTTGTATTATTGTATGCCGCTTGATAGCCTACTGCTGTGTTATAAGACCTAGTGGTGTTGTTTCCCAAAGAGGCTGAACCAATTGCCGTATTGTATGAACCTGTTGAATTTGCTCCTAATGCGGTTACTCCAAATGCACTATTTTGTACACCCGATGAGGTTGTTACAGCAGCCTGATAGCCTACGGCTGTATTTGCACCACCAGTAACATTTAATAAAGCACTTTCGCCAATAGCGGTAATTTGAGTAGACGTTACGTTTGCTCTTGCTGCTTGATAGCCTAATGCTGTTACTCCACCTGTAGTATTACTATATCCTGCTTGATAACCTACTGCCGTGTTGTTAGAGGCGGTGGAATTGTTTAGTAATGCCCCATTTCCAACAGATACGTTAAAACTACCAGTAGATGTAAATTGTTGTGATGATTGACCTATAGCCACATTACTTGCACCAGATGTTAACTGGAACATAGTGTAATCACCAACGCCTGTATTACTACTTCCTGTAGCACCTGCGGCATTACCACCAAGGGTGTACTGTCCAATACCTATATTGTTAGAGCCTGTTGTGGTTTTGTTAGCATTTGCACCAATGGCAATGTTTAATGTACCTGTTGAATTAAACGCTAAAGCACTAGCACCTAAAACTGTATTTGTAGCAACAGCACCACCTCCACGACCAACAGTAAGACCATAAACAGTTAAGTCAGTACCAGAGTATAAAAGGTTGGCTGAGTCTGTTAGTAGACCTGCGGTAGTTGCATAAGTTACTCGACCACTTGTCAAGCTAGAGAATGTAATCGAGCCTGATGATGTCAGACCTGTCAGCCCTGTCAGAATACCTGCATCGCTCAAGATACCAACTGAGTTCTGTATTAGCTTGCCTGTCGTTAAATCAAACCTTGCCAAGGCGTTGTCCGTAGCACTTGCAGGTCCGACTACATCACCCGATGCGCCTGAAGTTGAAGCGAGTAGAGTGACTACACCAGAGTTATTCTTGTAGTATAACTTGCCGTCGGTATAGTTAATAGCAAGCTCAGCGCCTGTAGTCGCGTTTGTTGTTAAATCAGCTGCTAACGGTACAGCTGCTGCTGTTCCACTAGCATAAATTAAAATTGGTGTGTATCCTGTAGCTGCCATATCATGTTCCTTTTAGCAAATTATATATTAAAAGCACTAAAACCCACCGCCTGCTACACTACCAAATGTAGGTGCAGATGCCCCATTTGAGATCAAAACTTGTCCAGCAGTTCCTGCTGATGTAAATGCATATGCAGTACCTGTTCCATACGCCGCGCCACCTGCTGTTGCCGTTGCTGTTGAATTAGTACCCCCATTAGCAATTGGTAAAGTGCCTGTCACGCCTGTTGTTAATGGTAAACCTGTAGCATTGGTTAAAGTGCCACTTGATGGAGTACCAAGAGCACCGCCGTTAACTACAAACGCACCTGCTGTTCCTGTATTAACGCCTAAAGCGGTTGCTACACCTGTGCCTAAACCAGTTATAGAGCCAACTGACGGAGTCACAGTTGTGTTGCCAGCAAGTGTTAATTGGCCTTGACCGTTAACTGTAAATGTTCCAACTTGTGTAGCAGAGCCATAAGACGCTGCAGTTACTGCTGTGTTAGTAATGCTAAACTGATTTGAAGAAAGTGTTAATCCGGTACCTGCAGTATACACCTGTGATGAACTAAACTCTGCAAACGTGATCGCTGTAGTGCCAAAAGTAATGACACCAACTGTAGTAACTACGTATGAAGTGCCTTTATTAACTGTACCATTTTGCGTGAAGAAGTAATCATTTTGGCTTAGTTGATTTACACCTGTGCCATACGTATCAGCGTCTGTTGCACGAGTTAAGACTGTTCCGCCTGTTGCCCATGTATAAACACCATTATATGCTTGATTAACTTCATCTTTAATTAGCAAACGATTTGTATTTAGAATGGTGTAACCGTCAAGTACAGTTAAAGCTACTGATAAAGTAAGTGTTGCGCCTACGCCAGCAGTTCCGTTATTATAAGTAACAGTACCGCCTGTAGTTGATGCAAGGCTTGCAGTAGTAGCAGCTTGAACCGGTTGATGATATGTTAAGCCTGTAGCTACTAAATTATCAACGTATTGCTTATTTGCTATCTCTGTGTTTGAAGTTGGCGCAGTAGATATTGTGCCTGTAGTTAACGCAACTGACGTAATATCTGTGTTTGCGCCTGATGCTGCAGCACCTAAGCTTGTTCTTGCATTTGCTGCTGATGTAGCGTTTGTTCCGCCATTAGCAATAGGTAGTACACCACTAACTTGAGTAGTTAAGCTAATACTGCCAACTAAATTAGCGGTTGTGTAACCTGTAGCGTTGGTTAGCGTACCAGAAGTTGGTGTGCCTAGGATTGGAGTTACAAAAGTTGGTGAAGTATTTAATACAACTGCGCCAGTACCTGTAGAAGTAGTCACGCCTGTACCGCCACTTGTAACAGCAAGTGTGCCTGCTACAACTACTGCGCCTGTCGAAGGCGTTGATGGTGTTAAGCCTGTTGAGCCAAAACTGATTGAGCTTACGCCTGCGCCACTAACAATAGAACCCCATGAGCCATTGGCGTAGCCTTCAAAACTGTTGGTTGTTGTGTTATACCTAAAGTTTCCGTTTGTTGAAGAGCCGCGTTGCCCTGTTGTTCCAACAGGTACAACTAAGCCGCCAGCACCGGGTAATACAGGGTCACTAGATATTGCAATTGTAGGGTTACCACTAATACCTGTGCCATTTGTAACAGTGATTTGATTAGTAGTACCTGTGATTGTTGCTGATGTAATGCCGCCAGCAGTTGATAAAACAACTAGCCCATTAAAGCTTGCATTTGCTAAATTAAGCGGCGCGCCACTTAAAGTAATTGTAGGGTCGCCTGATACGCCACTTCCATTAGTAATTGAAAGACCATTGCCGCTAACAGCTATTGATCGATTTGTAATTGTCGTCGCATTTGTCTTAACTTGAAATCCGGCGCTTGAATTAACTAATGATAATAAAGCGCCTGTTGAGCTAATATTAAAGAGCCCTTGTGCTCCTCCGTCAGTAATAATTAATCCATTAGTGACACCGACGTATCTGCTATTAGGTAAAGTAGGCTGCAGTGTAGCAGTTAAAAACGTTTGAGTCTGACTAGGTGACGCAGTAATCGCGCCTGTGGTTGTTTGTACAGTAACGCCGTTTTGTACAACAGGGACTAGCTCTGACCCCGTAATAGTGCTTGCTGAAGGTAATTGAGATATTCGTATATTTGCCATGGTTAACTTTAAGGGCTAAGGTTATCTAAATTGCCGTCAATATCATCTTCTGCAGTTTCAGGCGCAATACCAGCCTCACCTTCTGTGGTATGCGTTACTGTTTGTGCTGGGTCTAGCGATATATTAGGGTCCGTGGTGATTGCATCATTAACCGCAGCAATGTCAGCATCTGGTCTAGGAAATCTTAACGATATCTTTTCAGGCTGTCTAGCAGGTAAACGATACGGGTCACGCTCATCATTACAACCAAAGATGCATACACGTAAGCCCGGAATATTTCTATCTTGGCTAATATCATCGTATGCACGTTTCATCTTACAGCGATCGCAAATAGCAATCGATAAGACTGTATTACCGATTGTATTTAGCCATTTGCTCATCTTGTGTATGGGCTTATGTTAGGCGCAAAGTAAATTGGCGACTTATCGCGTTCTTCTTGCTCTGCTTGAAACCAGTACTTTTCAGCTTGCTGTTCACAATAAGCTATGCGAGCTGGGTCAACTTGTGGGAGTTCCATAGCCATTTGGTGCGCAAGCATATTTTGAATGGCCAGATACCATCTCTGGGGTATTTGAATTGAGCCTGATAATTTACCCACATCCTGTACATAATATGAACACCAGGCCACAATCTGAGGTGCGTATGTGTTAGGCGACGGCCATAAATACATAGCAGGTTGATCAATTGTGCGGTCAAACCAGTACTGTAGTGGATAAGCACTTGTGAAATTCTTATTCGGCAAGTTGGTATAATCATCACGATTTAACCTAGCAATAGGTATTTCAGTGGCATTTGACCCAAAAACTACCTGATAAACACCCATATTTGGACCGGCAGTTTGCGTAATTCTCCAATATGGAGCACTTGCAGATGGGTCTAAGTCATAATATAACCATGTTCCAGCAACCCAACTAACTGCGCCAGGGCTCTCAATTGTAACCCATGTGGTGTTATCCATTGAGTACTGTAACAAAACTGTTACAGTGCCACTGATTGCGGGTAGTATGCCAATCGTGCCCATGTAAATGTTATTACCTGAGCCCATGTTAATACCAATAGAGCCTGTGTTGCTTGTTAACTGGCAAATATTTGTGTATAACCCATCAAATGCGTTAGCTGCAACGCCTGATGAGCTATAGCCACCTGTTGTATTTTGCGTAACCGTTCTATAGTTAGTATTTAGTACTTCATTCACGCCTACTGGTAGATAGTAGATATAGTGATCAGGCACCAAGCCGTAGACCACTTTTTGAATGCACCAGTACTGGATACCACGATTGACTAAATTTGAGAGTAAGTAATATAAACTTTGTTTTGAAGCTTGTACTTGTTCAACAGTTAACTCTTCTGCTAATTTTCCAGCACGCCTAGCGCCGCTGTCAATCAGATTTTGAACTGTTATAACGGTCTGTCCAACGGTACCTGAAGTACTCATATCACCACCCTGGGCAATTCCAACGTTTTAAACTAGCAGCCTTACGAGTTGGCCGCCCTTTTTCATCTTTTGCAGGGCCTTTCATACCAGACATTCTAGCACAAAAACTGGCTTTACGACCCTTATCTGCTTCTGTCTTAGGGTGCGGAGCTGGTGCTTTTAAGTTAGAACCTGTAGCTCGATTAAACTTTTCTCTGCCTTTTGCAGTTAAGCCTGCACCCTGATTTGTCGGTAGCTTTTCACCACGACTTACTGAGAGTCTCGGGGCGCCACCTTTCGCCATTTTTCCAGCTGCTGTTTTAAAGTCATTAGCAGTTGGCGCGCCTTTGCTCCCAGGTTTACGCATCCGTTCACCAGAGCCTTCTTCAATTCTTTTACGTTTTGCATGTATGTTATCCCATAGTCCAATTTTGCCACCCTCTTTTTTAGGGGCAGCGCGTTTAACAGAGTATGCAATCGCCGCTGCTTGCTTAGGCGGCTTACCCGCTTTAATCTCAGCAGCAATATTCTTACTAAAAGCTTTATCAGATTTGCTTTTAATTAAGGGCATATACTACCCACAAAAAATCGTTATTGCAGCGCTTGCAGGTAAAACTGCGTAAATACTAGTAGTAAACCGAATGCCATTACCGGGTAACAACGTAGCAATAACAGCAGTATTTACTGTAATATCTAACTCTAATAGCAACGTACCGCTTGAGCCACCATCTCGCAATTCAATTGTGCCGGCAGTACCCCCAGGTTTGATTTGATACCCACCTAGATTTGTTGCACCATCATAAATTGTGCCAGTAGCATTTGCATGAGCGGCAAATACATTAGTCAATGTTGACATTTATTTCTCCAAAAGTAAAGGCAGGGGCCGAAGCCCCTAGCCAATTTTAGCACTTTGCCATTTTCTTCATTGTAGTGAAGCCGCCACCGTCTTTACAAGCCATTGCTACGTGCCCACCTTCTTTATATCCGCGTATTACACCGCCTGTTTTCATCTTACCTTTGCCATCAGCTGCAAAAGCAGGAACCGTCTTTCCACCCTTCTCGACCATAGGCATGCCGCCGTCTTTGTAGCCACCTTGACCGTTAATTACTCCGCCTGTGGCAAACTTCTTCATGCCACCCTTTTTCAGCTTGAGTGAAGTACCTTTTCCGCCTTTGTGCTCTTGCATATCATGCTGCTTGAAAGCTTTTTTGATCATGGCTTTGTCTTGCGACTTATCTGCTTTGCCGCCTTCTTTACGCATCATCATAGGCGATTGCTCTGCTGCTGCCATTGGCGGTCGAGACATCATTGCTCGTTTCTTCATTGCTGCCATCATACGAGGATCTTGCTGAGCAGGCATTGCTGCCATTCTAGGATCTCCGCCCATAGCCATTTTCTTAGCTTTGCCACCTTTTTTCATCTTGACTTCGTCAACTGAAGGCTCAGTTGTCATCATCTTAGGCATGCGAGTAAATTTTCCCATGTTGTTCTCCTTAAGATACTAAGTTTTGGTTAACGCCCAATGCGCCAACACGAGTTGCATTTGGACCAACTGCAATGCCGGGTAATAGTATTCCCATTACTGTTCTAACAAGTCCGTCAGATGCAGTAGCAGGAGCATAAGTACCTCGAACATCGCCTGTGGTAGTACTAGCGGTTGCGGTATCTGCAGCTACAAACGTACCTGCATCTTGTGCCAATGTGTCGTTACTCTTAACACTTGCAACGTAAGCAACGTTAAATACTCGAACTGGTAAACCTAACTTATCACTTGTACCAATCACAACAGCAGTTGCTGAGCCAGCAATTGTTGCGCTAGAGATTTGAAAGAATGCTTTTTTACCTGTTACTGCAGTACCCGCAACAGCCACAGTAATTGTTTCACTCATTGGCTGGCCGTAGTAGTCGTAGCCTGTAACTGTGAATGCACGAGCTGTTGTTGCGCAATTCACTTTAACAGCGCGAGGCATGTCTAATTGAAGAACTGTACCATATGGCGTTACAACAGATTTTACTGAAGTACCTGCAGTAAGTGTGACCGCCCCTGCAGCAGCAGCTGTTTGTGATGCTGCAATGTTATTGGTTACAGCAGCTTGTGGAACTACGTCCCATACGTAAATACGACCAAGTGGCCCAATACCTAAATCCATTGGTGATGGGTTATCAAACGCAATGTTGCTATGCGCTGTCATTGACGTACTAGAAGCTGTAACTGATTGATTAATTGTGTAAGTTCCTGTACCACCAGAACCAGTACCAAATGCGGTAATGTAAGTTCCGTCAGTAACACTTGTGCCATCGACGTACATACCAACAACGATTGGTGCGCCAAAGCCTAGTGCAGTAACTGTTAATGTTGTTCCAGACATTGAGCCTGTGAACGTAGTGCTGTAATTGCGAATACCCGTGCCAATATAAGTTTGCGCAGGGCCTAAAAATAGATCATCTGAAAATTGAGGCATGTGTCTTTCTCCTTGAAAAGCATAGACAAATAAATGGGGGATTAAGGTTCCCCCAAATAACCTTTACAAATTAAACGCCTGGTGTACCAAACATTGCACGTGGATCAGTCCAACCTGGAATATAACGTTCTGTTGCCTTATAGCGCATGCTATCGGTTTCAAAATCGCCTTCCATAGTCTTCTCTAAAGCACGACGCATTAGAAGTTTCATACCTTCAGGCGCATCAGTTTGTACCCACCAGTTAGTTGCTGATGTTAAACGACTAATTACTGAAGCGCCTTCTGGCAACAACCCGATTGACTTAACCGGGTTGATGTCATTGTTTGCTGTTCCAGCACGTAGTACAGATTTCAACAGAACTTCTGCTTGGAATACATTACCCGGTGCAACAACCAATTTAATTGGCTGTAGACGGATTTTCTTACCGTTGTTGTCAACAGCTTGGCGAACTTGAATTAACATTTGCTCAAGTGATGTTTGTGATAAATTTGCAGCAGTTGCTAACTGGTTGCTAAATGTGCCACTCACAATTGGGTGAGCTGTGTTAATTAAAGATACGCCGTCGCCACCAGTGTATGAGCTATTAAATGCGCGGTTTAATATGTTAGCGCATAACAATTCTTTAGTTTCTACTAAAGATTGTGCTAAGTGCTTAGCATATACTTGGCCGATACGAATATGGTCACCGTCTTCAACTAAAACTTTAGTTAAAGCAAATGCCAAACCGTAAACGTTATATACATAACGTTGCAAGAATAACACACCACCCTGTTGATACGTTACAGGCGTGCCGTCAGGTAGCTGAGGAGCAGCACCAAAACCGTATAATACAGGCTCTTCGTGGTAATTACGTGGAATACCAGTTTGTTCACGGAATACTGTAGACCATTCGTCTGAACGTTGGTCATATACTCCGTCAAACGCTTCATTAAGGATCGGCTCTACAATCGAGCGGAAGTCCGTACTTCTCATTGGGGCTGCCATAGTCTATCCCTCCTTAAATGGCGTTAATAGTTGCGACGTACTGACTACGTGAGATTTGTACTTGCACAACTGTGTAAGCGTCACCCCAAGCATTGTCAACACCCGGATATAAACCAATAATACGCATATCACCAACAGCACTTGATCCGACTAAAGAAGTTGAGATCGTGCATGCTGATAAACCAGTCGTTGTAGAACCGGCAGCGATATTTGTAAAGTTGGCTTGGTCACCGATGGATGTTTGCGCTAAAGAACCGTCAGCCTGAATATCATAAACGATATTAGGATCAGAGTAATAGTAAGCAACAATATCTGTACCTGTTGTTGAAGCAGGCCAATAGTTCGATACTCTGCGTCGACCTGTTGTGTCAGTAAACTCAACACCTGCAAAAGCGCCTTGATAAGCACTGCCTGCAGTTGCAATAATAATTGCACCAGATGAGTTTAACGCGACAGGTTGACCTTTAAGAATATTTGAAGCATAAGCCGAAGTAATACCGTTAGGGAGTGCCACCGCACGATCCAACCCAGATGGGTGGAAGGAAGGGCGCAAACCAAACGGAGCATTTGTAGAAGACATATAAAACTCCTTATGTTAGACTACCTGAAAACAGGTTCGTCTCTAGTTTGGTCAAATTTCATGCCTTCACCTTCGATCTGCACTAAAGCACGGCCGTTGCTATCTTTAGCACCAAGAAGTTGTTCTTGTTGCACTAAGATCTTCTCTTGTTCGTCTAACGGCGCATAATGGTGCATTTCTGCCATTATGTCCTGATAAACGTCCATTGGAAGCTTAAAAAGAAGCATCTCATTCACAGCTACAAAGCCTTCATGCTCGCCGGACTTAACTTTTAAGTGCTCAAAGCCGGGAATTTCATCGGCTTTAACGGCTACATAACCTAGACGCATACGTTTGTGAATGGGGTCGTACTGGCTTGTTGAAGATAACCAGCATAAGTGAAAGCCCGGAATCTCAGGCGGGGTCGGAAGTGCCTCTTGGAGCCACTCCGAACGGAATGCTCTACGGCGTTCCTCGGAAGATACGAATTTTTCTTCAGGCGCACGTCTGGACAAATCGTCTGCACTACGATTTTCGCGGCCTGCTCTTATGTTTTTCTTTAATCTGTCGTCCATCATTAACTCCTAGTCTTGTTTTGGCGGTCCCACTCGGCATATTTGCGAATGGCATTTTGTCGTAGGTCGGGCTTATCCCACAGCCCGGCTTCTTTCATTGCAGCGACGCGGTCAGGGCTTAATCTAAATTCATTAGATTTAGTTGTTCCCATCGATTCACGTCCTGAACTTGTCACAACAGACCTCGGTTTCTGATTTCTAACACTTGAATTATTATAACCACGATTTTGCTGATGTGGTATATATTTATGCAATCGATCATCAAGTTCTTCCCAATAGTCTTCAGATGATGGGTCGAAACCTTCTTCTGTTAGCTTTTTGTCAATAACTTGAGCAATCTGAGATTCTTCATTTTTACCGTGCGGGTCATACCAGTTATTACGTTCCATCCAATCTGCCGCTAGGCGTTGTACACTAGGATCAGGTACTTGAATGTTCTGCTTTTGCTGAGCGCCCTGCTTGGTAGCTTGTTGCTTCATATTTTGAAGAGATTCAAGCTTGCGTTGAGCTTCATACCACATTTCCTGTGCACGAGTAACTCCATCGCCATCTTGATGTGAAACAGACTCCTTCATCTTCATTTTAGCGTATTCTACTTGCACGCCTGCGTCTTCAATTGCCTTATCGACACGAGCCCACTCTGCGCCTGAAGTTTTACGTTCAATAATTGACAATCTTTCTGCCAAGTCTTGATTTTGTTTCTTCAGTGCACTGATTAAGTGACTTGACTCTTTTGTCTTTTCACGATAAAGCTGCTTTTTTAGCCTTCGTTCTTCTCTACGAGCAGCTCGAATGGCTTCGCGGTCAGGATCGTCCTCCAAACCGTCATTTTGAGCACTTTGTTGTGGGTTACTACCCATCCCCTCATCATCGAGGGCATCAGAACCGCCTTCTACCACTAAATTTTCATCAGGTGTAGGTATATCGGGCGGTAGATTGACAATAGCACCACCATCTTTGGCTTCGTCAACCTGCATTTCCATCTTTTCAGTTGAGTTCATACAGTTTTCCTTTCAAAACTTAAATAAACGCTTTAATTGAGCGAGGATCACCGGTAACTTTGCCAATGAGTTCATGGTCATTAAAGAAAGTAAACAGCGCTTTACCTTTTAAACCGTTATCTTCAAAGTCAATTTCCCATCGATCGCCACCCCACTTAGGTACTCGTACAAAATCACCTACAGATGCCCATGCCCCTTCAGGCCAAGCTTCCATAGTATCTCTTTTTCTAAAAGCTAAAGGCCCGATGGCAATGACTTTACCAATCATTGTGTTCCATTTCTCGGTTTCCTTTGTCTCTTCAGGCAGTACTATACCTGCACTCGTCACTCTTTCTTTAACAGCTCTTAATTGTACAAGAACTCTCGCACCATACGGCGCCATTAAAGGGTCCAACACTGGAAACGCTTCTTCAAGCGTCTGTTCGATATCATTTGACATCTTTTCTTTCCTCATCAAGTAGGTTATTAATCATCTGCAAAGCTTCTGCCAAGCCTAGTGATTGACCAACTAAACGCTGGTAAGTTTCAAAATTAACACAATTTCCATTTACCAAACCTTCAGCAATTTCTTGCCGACGGTGTTTAATCAGTGTAATGAGAGCACTAATTTGCATTAACGCCCTCTAGCTGCAGGTTTCTTACCCATAGATACAACAATCATTAGACCGGGTTTCTTTGCAGCCATACCACCTTTCTTCAACGTGGCAATTTTGCCAGTTGGCTTAACAAACGGCAGCTTTTGACTGCTGTTGTTAATCAGCGTTTGAGCTTTTGACTCTGGTACTGCACCAATCTTATTGCGTTCCGCGCCCTTAGGCTCGTTCCACATTACGTCAGCCGGCTTTTTAACTGAGCCGCCTTTTGCGTACTTAGCTACTTTACCGCCTTTTTTCATGACATTGCCCTCTGTCATTCCCATTGCCATTTTTTTGTGGGCACTAATTGCTTCAGACATTTCCTGCTCCTTGTGGTGGTTGTGGTGGTTGCTGAGGCGGTTGTTGCGCCGCCTGTGCTTGTTGCTGTGCTGCTTGCTGTTGTTGCATCTGCATTTGCATCTGACGCTCATGTTGCGCTTGTTGCTCTTCTGCTGCAAACTGTCTCTCTAAAGTCATGGTGTTAATATCATGTGTAATTTCTGCTGCTTTAATTTGCTGATCTGAAACAATCTTATCTTGTTTCTCTTGATTCATAATTTGCATATCCTGCATCTTATATTGCGTGTCAGCTTGATCTTTAGCAGCCTTACGTTGTGTCTCCGCCATTTGTGTCTGTGTCAATGCATCAATTTGCATCTTAATACTTGGATCGACTTGCTGATGATCTTGCTGCATTTTCTTCATCATGTCAAGCATCTGCGCAATAGTCTTACCAACTTCACTTAATACTTCTTTACTATCCATATGCACGTGCTGCAATGA